CGGTGGGGTGTGCGGTGGAAAGGCGAGGAGCCGCTGTTCCCGCCGCTTGAGCACCAGGGCGAGCCGATGGGCTGGTCCAGGCGCGGCCCGGGCGGCGAGGCGGGCGGCGACTTATGGCGAAGATCCACTCCTACACCGCGCCGGACGGCTCGCCTCGCTATTGGTTCCGCGTCGACACCGGCCGGACCGCTGACGGGAAGCGCGTCCAGGAGAAGAAGACGTTCGAGCGGAAGAAGGAGGCGGAGAAGGAACTCGCGCGGATCATCACCGAACGGCACCGGGGCACGTACGTGCGGCCGAGCACGATGACGGTGGCCGAGCTGCTGGATGAGTACCTGAAAGCGGCGACGTTCGAGAGGGAGGCAGCTACGAAGCGGTCATACTCCGACGCGCTGCGCTGCCCGCGCGAGCGCCTCGGCCACGCCAGGGTGCAGAACGTCACCCGCCGGGACGTCGAGGACCTGCGCGACTGGATGCTCGAGCACGGCCGCAAGATCGGCGGGAAGGCGGGTACGGGCCTCGGCGCGCGGAGCGTGAACCTGGCACTGGGCAGGCTGCAGGCCGCGTTCGCGATGGCGGTGGCTGACGGGCGACTGGCCCGCAACCCGGTTGAGCACGTGCAGCACCCGCGGCAGGTCCGCGCGCAGCGCGAGACTTGGACGCGGGCCGAGGTGCACGCGTTCCTCGCCGAGGCGGCGGCCGACCGGCTGCACGCCGCGTGGCGGCTGTCGCTGTACGGGCTGCGCCGGGGGGAAGTGACCGGGCTCCGGTGGGAGGACTACGACCGGAAGGCGAAGACGCTGACGGTGGCCCGTGCTCGCGTCCTGGTGGCCGGGGAGATCATCGAGAAGACGCCGAAGTCCGCGAAGTCGGTGCGGGCGCTGCCGCTGGACGACGACGTCGTCGGCGCCCTGGACGAGCTGCGCAAGCGGCAGATGGCCGAAGGGATCGCCGGGGCGCCCGCATACCGGGCGTCGGGCTACATCGTCACCGACGAGCTCGGCGCCCCGGTGCACCCGGAGTGGTACTCCGACGAGTTCCACCGCGTGGCGAAGCGCGCCGGAGTGCGGCGGATCCGGCTGCACGAGTCCAGGCACACGGCGCTGTCGCTGATGGAGAAGGCCGGCGTACCGGTGTCGGTGATCGCGGCGTGGGCCGGTCACTACTCGGGCGCGTTCACGATGTCCCAGTACGTGCATGCCAGCGCTGAAGACCTCGAGGGCGGGCGCGATGCGCTGGCCAGGATCTACCGGGCCGGTGAGACGTCGTGACTCTGGGCTTGTCTTCCAGCATCACTACAGGTATGATTCCTAGTATGAACGATGACGACAAGGTCCGGGAAAACCGGGTCCGCCGCATGGCTGAGCGCCAGGGGCTGCAGCTGCAGAGGTGCAAGCGCCGCGACCCTAACGCTCTCGGCTACGGCACCTACCGGCTGGCCGACCCCGTGACGGGCACGGTCACCGCCCAGAGCGGGCCGTCCGGTTACGGGCTGACCCTCGCCGACGTCGAGAAGAAGCTGACGGAGAACTGACCGTGAAAAATCCGAGTGTGCACATCGGTGCACCTGCGATGCCTGCCAGGTCGTCAGATGAAACGACCTGCGGCATATCACCGCAGGTCAGGTGTGGCGCGCTCGGAGGGACTCGAACCCCCAACCTTCTGATCCGTAGTCTCATAGCCATTGTCCGGCGCATTCCGCGCTTTCCGGATGACGCTTTCCGGTGCTGGTCAGAAGCTCGCCGCCGTCCATTCCCGTCCGTCCGTGACGCTCTGTCCGGCGCGGTCTGTGCACCTGGTGTGCACATGCACCCTTCCGCTTAACCAAAGCGGGCTGCCGCGTGCTCGAACACGTGACAGCCCTAGACCACCAATCCAGCTCGACTGGAAGGCAGTCCAGTGCAAGAACTTACCCCCCTGATCGCCGCTCTGCTCGAGCGCGGGTACACCGTCACCTTCAGCCGGGACCGTGTCGGTCGCCTCGCGAACGTGAGCGGCCCGGGCGGCTACAGCTATACCGCTGCCGCGGACGACCCGTACGAGGCTCTGTGCGCCGCCTGGCCGGATGACATCGACTTCCCCGAGGGCGAGCACCAGGGCGGCGACATCGACGGTCATAAGGTGCTGCACCTGCTGGGCAAGATCATCGCGGTTCTGTGCGAGCGCGGCGAGTGGGAGTCGGTCGCCGCCGCGGTGCTCGCCGACGGCCAGGACGACGACGTGGCCGCACAGGACTGCAAGTGCGGCCACGCGTTCCCGGAGCACACCGAGGAGTCGCCGGACGTCGAGGGCTTGAGCGGGCGGCAGATGTGCGCTCGGGACGACTGCGGGTGCCTCGCCTACCGGAGCGCGCTGTGAGCGCCTGGATGTTCCCGCGGCTGCTGCCGGTCCTGCTGGCGCTGCTGATGCCGTGGCGCGCCGCCGCGAGGATCCGCGGCCAGCACGAGGACATCGTGCTCCTCGTCCGCACCCTCGGCAGCGTGGCGCACGAGGCCGCCGAGCTGCGCGCCGCGCTGGACCCGGTGCCCGCGTACGCCGCGCCGCCGCGCCGCCACCTGTACGCCGTCCGGAACGGGGGCCTGACATGAACCACGAGGAGCGGGTGGCTCTCATCGTGTCGCTGAGCCCGGGCGAGCGCAGGCAGCTGCTCGCGTTCATGTCCGGGTACCGCCCGGAAGCGTTCGACGAGTCCGTGAAGGCGTGGCAGAAGGGCCGGAAGCACCTCAAGCAGACCGCCGGAGGTGACCAGTGACCCTGCACGCCGTCCGATAGCCCGGCGGCCCGGCCGCATGCGGGAACACGCGACCGGGCCTCGATTCCGCAACCTGATCACACCAGGAGGAAGAACCGTGAACGAATCATCCCCCATAAGCGACGCCGGAGTGCAGTCCGACGCGCTGCGGAAGTTCGCCGCCGACACCGTCCGTGCCGTCGAGTTCGGCGACGTGGCAGACAGCATGCTCGAGGCGCGGGTGACCGCGCTGGAGGAGATCATCGCCGCCAGCGGCCCGCGCGCCTGGATGCTCCGGCGCCGTCTCCGGCGCCAGCTGCGCGCGTCTGTCGCCGGGTACGACTGGGCTGGCGGAAGCTGGCGTGACCGGCGGTCGGAGGCGGCCGGAGACGCCGTCATCTTCCGGTCGCTGGAAGGGCGGTGACGACCATGTCCGTCGCGCCGTCGGACACGTTCCGGCCACCCTCAGCCAGTCTGACCAAAGCTTGCTGGGCGGTGGTCGCGCCGGGCGATCTGCCGTACGTCACGAGGGCTCTGGCCGACGAGGTTTCGCACCACCGTAACCAGCGTGGTCCGGCACCTGTCGCCGCAGCGTACAGCCGCATTCTGGGGCAGCTGTCGGGGCAGGTTCCGCCAGCCGTCAGCCAGCTTTCGCCAGGCGCATCCAGGCCCGGCCAAACTGGGCAGCTGGGTGACCTCGAGGCGGCTGTCGAGGGCATGGACGGGAGCGAGCGGATCCTCCTTCTCGACTGGATCGCCCGCACGGATCCGTCGGTGGTCGCGGCTGGCTTCGCGTGGCTGGCGGAGTACCACGCGGCGAACGCCGAACGGCGCCGGGTCGACCGCAATCGCCGGTCGACGGAACGGCACCGCCGGAAGCGCGCGGCGGTCTCTGGAGAAGCGCTGAGGGAGGTGAAGCCCAGTGAAGACCTGGCAGTACTACCTATTCCTCGCCCTGTGGCCGGCCGCATGCGCGATGGCCTCCGTGTGGCTCATCGTCACGATCGCCCGGTAAGCGTCCCCGGCGAGGCGACTCCACCGCCCGCCGGGGACTAAGCCCCATCCCTTCACGACAAGGAAAAGGACCTGGCAATGGAACTTAGCAGCGCAACCGACCACACCGCGACGGCGGCCACGGACGACCAGGCCGCCGTGCTGGCGATGCTCCGCAAGGACGCCGTGGAGTACGTGACCAAAATTTTCGACTGGATCGAGGAGGCCGGGCCTGGCACGGCAGGCGTCCTCACCAACGCCTGCTTCGACGCGATGGAGAAGCGGTTCCACGAGGTGCTCACGGAGATGATCGCCCGCGCGGAGAAGGGCGACGATTTCTTCGAGTACGTGTGCACCGGGGCCCTCGGCTGCACGTGCCACCGCTGCCGCTACCCGGCCGACAACCTCGACGTTGACCCGCGGATGCCGTGGACGCAGCTCATGGACAACGTGCGCCTGCACGGGCTCCAGCTGAACGAGCTGCAGCACGCCCTCGCCCCCGGGGCCAGCGGCGGCGGCTGACTTGGCCCACCAGCTTGGCTCACCAGCTTGGCTCACCCGCGCGCTATGCAGGCAAAACGGGGCGAGTGAGCCAAGCCAAGTGAGCCAAGCTGACCGGAAGCCCCTCGTGCCACGGCGCGGGGGGTTTCCGCGCGTGAGGGAAGGCAGGGAAGGAAGGCAGCCGACCGCGAGTGCCATCCCCGGATTCACTGCGCCCACGCGCGCGTGCGCGCGTAGCAGAGCCTCCCGCGGGCCGTCAACTTCCCTCGTCGCCCTCGGCTTGGCTCACCGCCGGGCCAGGCGCACCTGGCGCGAGGCCATGGTCAGCGCGTTCTCGATGTCCGCCGTGCTGGTGAAGCCCGGCACGTGGTTCACGTTCAGCGTCCCGACGAGCGGGCCGTCGCCGCCGCGGGTGCCGAGCGCCGCCGACTGCTCCGGCGACAGGACGGTGCCGGGCTGGTCGAAGCTGACCAGCTCGCGCCCGCGGTCCCCGACGCCGATCAGCTGTCCCGCAGCGAACTTGCCGCCGTGCCCGTACCAGCCCGCGGCCGTCTCGTGCGCCCACGCGTTGGCCGGGTTGCCGTACCGGCCCGCGATGTAGTTCAGCCCCCATGCGATCTGCGCCTTGGCGTCGCCGAGGTTGTACGGGTGGCCTTTCCCGAGCGCCTGCGGGATGCCATACGCGCCGGAGGACGGGTTGACCGCGTACGGGTTCCAGCCGGACTCCTGCGTCCACAGCTTCTCGAGGGCGGTGATCATCGAGTTCGGCCAGCCGTACTTGCCGAGCAGGCTGGCCGCGTACTGCACCTCGGCCAGCGTCCCGCCGAGGCTGCCGTGCGGCAGCGCGCCCAGGCCTCCGGTCATCTCCGTCGTCAGCGACTTCTGCCAGGCGCTCTGCCACGCCTTCTCGGCGGTCGTCGCCCAGTTCTTCTCCACGTTCCCGGTCCAGGAGGACTCGTTCGCCGACGTCCACGACACCAGCTTGTCCATGTTCGAGCTGATGGCGCTGATCTGGCCGCCCGAGGCGAACTTCCCGGAGTTGAGGGCATGCATGAGCGGCAGGCCGTACTTGGCCACCGCGGACGCCTGCATCATGTACTCGCCGTTGCTCGCCCAGATCGGGATGGCATCGCTCTTGGGGCCGCCAGGCCCGGTCACCGCGCCGCCCGCCGCGCGTCCCTCGCCGAGGAGCAGCTGCGCCTTGGTGAAGCCGCCGACTCCCGGTATGGGAGCCAGGCTCACCTTGCCGGAGCCGGTCATGAGGACGCCGACGTTGACGTTCTTGCCCTTCAGCCTGCCGATCGACGACTGCAGGCTGTTGACCAGGCCGGTCGCGCCCTTAGCGGACAGCCCCGCGTTCTCCAGGTCCGTGATCAGCTTCGACCGGTCGGACCTGGTAGCCGAACTCTGCGTTCCCGTCTTCAGGACCGCGTTGGCCAGGGCGCCGACATCCTTGCTGACACCGGGCGTATTCGCCCCGATCTTGGTGAGCTGGGAGAGGAAGTTGTTCTTGAGCGAGCCCGCCGCGGTGAGCGTGTTCTTGTTCAGGCCCTGCGTGGAAGACGCCCAGGCGTTGTAGTCCTTGGTCAGCCCCTGGACGTCGGCACGCTGCGCGGGCGTCAGCTTGTGCAGGGAGTTCAGGCGGCCGATGTTGGTCTGGTAGTAGCCGTTGATGGCCCGGACGGACGCGCCGTTCTTCTGCAGCGTGGACAGCCCGGCGCCGATCTGCGTCATGTACGCCAGGAAGTCGGACTGTGCCGTCAGGCTCTTAGCCCCGCTCTGGCCAACCTGCGCAGTGAACGTCTTGAACGCCTGCGATGTGTCGAGCACTGCCTGCTGATCGCCGACCGCTTTGCCGACGAAGATGTTCCACAGGTCGCTGTAGGCGGACAGCTGCGTGGTCGCGCTGCTGGTGCTGCTGGCGAGGATGCCGAGGTCGCCGGACAGGGATCCCACCTGCGGGGCCGCCTTCAGCGTGCTGCCGGCGAACTTGCCGACGCCGGACGCCGCGGCGCTGGCGGACTTGCTCGTCTGGCCGAACGCGGAGTTCATCCCGAAGATGTTCTTGTTACCGGCCGGTATGTCGTGCGTGAGCTTCGAGATCTCCTGCCCCAGCCACGACACCCCCGTCTGCTCGGCGAGGTCGTGCAGGGAGTTCGCCAGGTCCCCGATGCCCTTCGCGCCGCTGTCCGTAGCCGTCAGCAGCGCCTGGCCGAGCGGCTGGAGGTTCTCCAGCAGCGGCGGCAGGTCGTTGGCAAGGTCGATAAACGTGTTCCCGAGCAGCTGAACGTCGGGCCCTGCGTTCTGCGCCATCCAGCCGAAGAACTGCTGCCACTGGCTGCTGTGCAGGTCGGTGCTGAGGGCCGCCAGAACGCCGTCCAGCGCCTTCCCGGCCGCCGCCGCCACCGGCTCGGCGCCGTGCAGCAGCGTGTTCGCGATGCCCAGCCCGGAGTTGAACGCGGAGAAGACCTCCGGCTGCATGGACTTGGCGAACTTGTCAAAGTCGCCCTGCAAGGACAGGATTCCCCGCGCCACCTGCTGCTGGGCCGGATTCAGGGTGTCCAGGTTGGCCTTGAGGCCGCCCGCCGCCTGGGCCGCCGTAAGAATGGGCTTGGCTGAGGATGCGGCGGCCGCGGCGAACCCGCCGAGGCCTACGCCAGCGGTGACGATGACGGGAGACAATGCGACCCCGGCGGCGATCGCGGCAGGCATCACGATGTTTGACAGCTTGCCCAGGGACGAGCCGAAATCTTGCAGCCCCCCGGTCGCGGCCTTCTCGCCGGAGTCGCCGACGTTGCTGAGCTTGGAGTTCAGCTTGTCGCTGGTGGCCTCCAGCTCGAGGAGGCGCGCCTCGGCGGTCTGCGCGCCGCGAATGGACAGGTCCATCGGATTGGTCACGCGGTCACGGAGCCGGTCGGCGGCGATCTGCGCCTTGGCGATCGTGGCCATGGCCGACGCGTTGCCGACCGACAGCTCGCGGGTCGCCTTCATCGACGCGTCGAGCTTGTCGAGGCGGGCCGCCACCGCGTCGAACGTCTTTTGCGCGTTCGGCGCGTTGACGTCAAGGAGGAAGCTGATCGTGGTCATCGGTCACCGTTCAGCCTGGCGGCCAGGGTGTCGACTGCCTGCCGGGCCGCGTCGGCGAAGCGCTCCTGCTCGCCGCGCAGCGTGCCCGTGAACCATCCCCGCGCCGACGGCCACTCCTGGGTCTTCCACGGGATGTCCTCGTTGCCGAACACGGGATGCCGCCAGGGGCGGCGACTCGAGCCGTCCGCATAGGCGTTCAGGTTCTCCTCGCCCTCCGGCATGCGGCTGCCCACCGAGGAGATCCGCACCACGAGCCCGTCGCCCCGCTGCTGCACGCTTGCGGTGACCGTCCCGGCGATCCGCTCCCGCAGGCCGCCGGCATGATGGCTCGCCGCGCCCCGGATCTTGTCCTGCGTCTTAGCGGCAGCCTGCCGGGCCGCCTGCAGGTACTCCGCGCGCAGCTCCCGCACCAGCTCGCGCGGTGCCTCGCTCAGCCGGACGGTCACGCCCCGGTCCTGCATGCCGCCCGCCATCACGCCCTCCCTGCTGCACCATTTGATGCGGCTACGACAGCCTTCGCGAGAATGCCGAGCATGGTCGCCGCCAGGCGCCGGTCCAGCGACGCCAGACCGGCGATCCTGCCCAGCTCGGCGCCCTCGTCCTCGGCGAACGCGGCGGCGACGAGCTGCTGCGCCGCGGCGCTGGCGCGCTCGTACAGCGGCGCCGGAGGCACCGGGCGGCCGCCCCTGCGGCCGTTGCCGGACACGGCGGACGGCTGCCGGGCGGCGTGACGGTCACGGACGCGGCTACGGACAGTCCCCTTGCGCCCCACGTCAGCGCACCCCGTCCGGCCGCGGCACGACGGCGCTCTTGCGCGCCTCGCGCCAGCCCTCGGCGACCGCGAACGCGCACCACACCGCGGCGAACCACAGCACGCGGACGACCTTGAACGCCAGCCAGCCGAGGCCGAACAGGACACCGGCGATCAGCGCGATGAGCGCCTGGCCGGGATGCGCCTCGCGGGCCCGCGCCGTGATCCGGTCAACCGGGACCGTGTCCAGCATGCTCACCACTGCTCGCGTGACCAGCCGGGACGGCGGTCCAGCGACGCCATCGCGTCGCGCTCCCGGGCCTCCAGCCCGTCGCGGTTGCGCTGCGCTGCCTCCCGCAGCCGCCACAGCTCGTCGGCGCGGGACTGGGCCTCGTCGGCGGCGCGGATGTCCTCGGCGGACGGGAACGCCCCGGCGCGCGAGCGGAGCACCTTGGCCTCGTGGTCGGCCTCGTCCCACTCGTCGTGAACCCGGTTGAACGCCTCGTCCGCCGCAGTCAGGTCGGCCGGCAGGCTGCCGGTCCGTGCCGGGACGGCGGACCGCTGCCACAGCTGCTGGCGGCGCCCCTCTGTGAGGCCGTTCAGGAACGCGGCCCGGCTTTCCGGCGAATAGGGATCACTCAACGCTCATGCCTCCGTTTTCCGTATGGCATCCCGCCGCGGGTGTCCTCGCGGGCGGCCCGCAGCAGGCTGCCGGTCACAGAATGGGGCCAGGGCGCCAGGTCAGGCCACTTCGTCACGGTTTACCGGCGGTCCCGGGCGGCGCAGCGGGACGTCCTCGCCGCGCTGGCGCGCCCGGTACCTGCTCGAGCGCGCCTGCGCCAGGGTCCTGCGGCGGACGGCCTCGTCACGAACCCGTGACGGTCGTGACGAACCCTCCGGCAGCAGCAGATCGGCCAGCTCGAGCACGTCGGGCGGCACCGCCAGGCCGTTGCGCTGCCACACCGCGGCGCGGTCCCTGATCGCGGTCGCTATCCAGCGCGCCAGGCGCGGATCGGTGACGGCGAGGATCACGGCAGCTCCAGCACCCTCGCCGCTGCCGCCGCGCCCACCGTGCCCGCGGCAAGCAGGACGTCAGCGAGCCGCCGGACGCGGTCCTCGTGGTCGAGCAGGACCGCCCGCGCCTGGGTGTCCAGCCAGCCCATCCACGCCCCGGCGCCGGCCGGGTCGAGCGGGTGGGCCAGCCACGCCAGGTCCGCGATGACTTCCGCGTCGGTCCTGGCCGACGTGTCGCTGACGGCCGCCGTCATCGCGGCCCGCTCATTCTCCGTCGGCGCGGCCAGCGTCCCGGACGCGAGCAGCGTCGCGGCGGCCTCCGTGACCGTATCGGGCACGCGCCCGGTGCGCGGGGCGAACAGGAGCCCGGCCATGTCCCCGGCCATGAAGACCAGCGCCCTGGACTCAAACCCCTGCCGCAGGGCGGCGGGCCAGAGCACGAACGGGTCGCCGGGATCGAAGTCGCCGGGCATCGCGATGGGCGGCGCATAGTGCTCTGAGCAGCCCGCGAACAGCGCGCCCGGCTCGATCGTCACCGCGCCGAGCTGCCAGCCGCAGACGGCGGCCATGACGTGGTGCCCGGCCTCATGCAGCGCGTACAGCTTGCGGCAGACGTCGTCAGGCATGCGCACGTCCCATCACCTCCCGGATGTACCGCCTGCGCTCCGGGTCCATCAGATGGGAATGCCTCATCTTCGCACCGCACGGCTCATACAGCCGCGAATCCCGGTTCGGGCACCACTCGACAAACCTCTCGCCGCCGCCCGGGTCCTCCTCGACATGCGCCCAGCCGCCGCCGGGACGGTCGCCGCCGCCCGGTGCGGCGGCCGGAGCCGCCTCCCTACGCCGTGCCACGCTGCGCCCTCCGGTGCTTCTCCGTGCGCCACCTGCGCTGCGCAGCGTCGCTCGCCCGCAGCGAGGCCGCCGTGGGCTGCGCTGGCGCCTCGTCGTCGGGCAGGCCCAGCGCGGTGATCAGGCGGCCCAGCGTGGCGCGGTGCTGCCGCACCTGAGCCAGCAGCGGATTGGCAACGGCCTGGCCGCGGCTGCCGGTCGTGATCACGTTGCCGCCTGCGAGCGCGGACTCGAGCTGGTCAAGCTCGTCGACCGTCCGCGCGGCCTGCAGCAGCAGCTCCAGCTCGGCGCCGGTGAGCTCATACTCGCCGGTGACCTTGCGCCAGAGGCGTTTCCCGCCCGTGGCGAGGCCCCTTGGAACACGTTGCGTAGTCACGAATCACCTTCCGTCACGCCACATCGATGTTGATCATGCTTAGACGTCGCGAACCAGGCGAGCGGGGTCAGCCGCATGGTTCGATGCCCGTCGATGACCCCGCCCCCTACGTCGCTGACCGTGACGACCGCGCGAACGGCAGCGCCAGGGCTAGCCGACTGCCTCGACGATCGCGATGACGCCCTGCTCGGCGAGGCGCTGAGCACGCGAGGCAGGCAAGAGCAAGCGCTCGGAAGCAACAGCGAGGGAGCCGTCATCACGCCGGACGGACCACGGCGCGATGACGCGGGCGATGACGAGTGCCACGCTGCCATGGTAGGACGACCGCGGTCATCCATGACCGACATCACCATCGTTTCGGCTGCCGTGTTCGTCATCCTCGGCGACGTGATGAGCGTTGCCGTACTTGCGGTCGCTGCGCATCCGCTGACGGCGACGAGCAGCAAGGCGGTGATGGCGGCGGCTATGTAGCGGGCGGCCATGGTCAGTTCTCCTCGGGTGAGTACTTCCACGCGTTCGCTACGTGGGCGTACGGCGCGCGGAATGCCAGCGTGGCGGTGCCGGTCGGGCCGTTGCGGTGCTTGGCAACGTGCATCTCGATCTTCCCGGCGTCTTTGGACTCACGGTTGTACACGTCATCGCGGTAGAGCAGGATCACGATGTCCGAGTCCTGCTCGACAGCACCGGACTCGCGCATGTCCGCCAGCTGCGGGCGCTTGTCGGCTCGCTTCTCGGCCTCGCGGTTGAGCTGTGATCCGGTGATGACCGGCACGGCGAATTCCTTCGCCATGAGCTTGAGCCCGCGGGCGAGCGCCGCAACCTCGAGCTGCCTGCTCTCCGTCTTGTCCGATGAGGTCATGAGCTGCAGGTAGTCGAGCATGAACAGTTCGGCCGGCGCACCGCGGCGGCGCATCCCGCGAAGGTCGGACCGCAGGTCGTGCAGCTTGGGGTACGGGTCGTCGCTGATGTAAAGCGGCGCGGCGGCGATCCGCGGATAGACGTTCTTGATCCGTTCCCATTCCTGATCGCCTAGCTTGCCTTCTCGGAGCGCATGCAGCGGGACATGGGCGGCGATGGACACCAGGCGCTGCATGATCTCGTCTCGGCTCATCTCCAGCGATCGCAGCAGCACAGGGCGCTGCTCGCGGACGGCGGCGTGCTCGGCGAGCCCGACCATGACCGCGGTCTTGCCCATGCCGGGGCGCGCGCCGATGGTGATCAGCTCACCGGGCCGGAATCCCGGGATGATCCTGTTGAGGTCAACCCACCCGGTTGTGACCTTCGGGCCGGTGTCGCCGCTGTCCAGCATCTCGAGGTAGCCGGGCAGAAGGTCGCCGACCGGAACGGCGCCGGTTCCGCTGTCGCGGATGACAGCGGCGTCCAGGGCGCGGCCTGCTTCGTCGGCACGCTCCGCCGCGGGCAGCTCGGGGTTGAGGGCGATGACGCTGATGCGGTGCCCGGCGGAGGTGAGGGCGCGCCTGGCGGCTAGGTCCCTGACGCGCTCGGCGTACCACGTCGCGTTGGCGACGGACGGGACGGCCGTGTACAGCGTGTGCAGGTACGTCGCGCCGCTGTACTTCACCCGGGCGGCGTCCAGGCGCTCTTGCAGGGTGAGGATGTCGACCGGCATGCCGTCGTCGGACATGCGGCTCATCTCGGCGTAGACGTCCTGATGCGCCGGGCGGTAGAAGTCTCCGGTCTGCAGGATGTCCAGGCAGTCCACGAGCGCGGCCGGTGACGTCATCATGGCGCCTAGAACGGCCTGCTCCGCCGCGATATCGCTCTGGCTGCTGTCGAGCCCGTGGCCCTCGTCGGGGGCGGTCATCGTGTTCCTTCCGGCGGCCAGTAGCGGCGCTGCTCGTCGTTAAGCACGCGGGCGACGTAGGCGGCGGGGTAGTTCGGAGTCTTGCTGCCGAGGATGACGGCGGCGACGCGCGCCGCGTATCCGTCCGGCACCGGGTGGCCTGTCTTCGCCGAGAGCTTGCCTAGCTCACGTTCGGCTGCGGTGACGGCAATGGGCGGGACGGCTCCGGCGGCGACGGGTATGCAGCGGTCGCCGTTGAGGTCTGCTGCCTTGCGTTCCCGTCCGGGCGTGCCGCGTCCTAGGTCGCCGATGACGGAAAGGGTGCCAGGCTGCTTCTCGTCGCCGTTCTGACCCTCATTCGCTGGCTCGCTTAGCTCTTTGCTAAACGGTCTAGCTATAAGGTCTAGCCCCCGATCATGTTCCCGCTGGTCAGCGCGTTTCGGTTGGTACCCTTTCTGACCCTCAGTTGGTACCCTTTCCGGCCCCCGGTTGGTACCCTTTCGCGCCTCGCCATCATCAGAAAGGGTGCCAACCTCGCTGGTACCCTTTTCCCTCTCATCAGAAAGGGTGCCAACCTCGCTGGTACCCTTTTCGGGCAGGCAGAGCACCGTCCAGAACGTCACGTGCCCGCGCCCGTCCCCGCGCTTGCTGGCGAGTTTGCCGTCTCCCTCGAGTTCCCGCCGCGCGTTCCTGACCGTGTTGTGCGACTGGCCGGTGTCGGTGATGAGCTGACTGAAACCGACGCTTACGGTTCGCGTCTGATCGCCCATCCACGTAGCGAGCGCGATTAGCAGGCGCAGCTGACGCTCTGGCATCGGGCCGAGCGCCAGGATCTGCCGCACGCGGTAATTGCTCACGCGGCACCCCTAGTCGTCCAGTCCGGGCGCACGCCACGGCGCTGCAGCCGGTCGGCGACTTCCTGCGGGACGGCGGCGGGCAGCCCGCGCTCGTGCAGGTAGGCAACCGCGGCGAGCCATGCCTCGATCTGCGCGGCTGTCACCAGCGGAATGACGGGGGCGACAGGTACGATGTCCCTGATGCCGTCGCCCGTGTTGTGCATCTGATCGCCGCCCTGGTGTCCGCTGGGGCGGCGTTCGTCTTTGTCAGGCCAGCGCATCGCCGCCGCCCTCGAGCAGCGAGACCAGCGTCGCGGTGATGACGACCTTCCGGCGGCTGACGGTGACGACGCGCACCGGGAAGCTGTTCGTGCGGATCGCCTCGTACGCGGTCGACCGGGATACGCCGAGCGCGGCCGCGGCCGTCTCGACGTCGATCGTCGCGGGCAGCTTGCGGACCTCGGCCAGCGTCAGCCTGCGGGCGCTCATGCCTGCACCTGACCGCCGGAATGCGCCGACTCCCATGCCGCGCTGGTCATCGCCTCGAGCCGCTTGGCGGAGATGCCCAGTGCACGCGCCAGCGTCACAATCGTCTGCGGCTTTGCCTTGCTCTGGCCGCGCACGATCCGGGAGATAGTCGACGTCTCAACCTGCGCGAGCACGGCGGCAGCCTCGTACGTCAGCCCGCGATTGCGGAGCAAGTCGCCGAGCGCGCCAGAGTTGTTCGGTTCCGGCATGAGGTTGCCTTTCTGCTGCGGGAGGCAGCGGATTTCTTGCCTCATGCGGGAAACCATACACGCAAGGTCATATCTTGCGCAAGGCAAGATTTTCATGCATGCTTGGCGGCATGGTCAATCCACCATCAGAGACACCGGGCCACCACGTTGCCCGCAACATCTCCGGAGCCCGCGGTGAACTCGGACTCGAGCAGAAGGACCTGGCAGCCCGCATGCGTGCACTCGGCTGGAAGTGGGTTCGCCAGACGGTCGGGGAGGCCGAGAACGACCGCCGACGGCTGACCGCTGACGAGATCGTCGGCCTGAGCATCGCGCTCGAAACGTCGATCGCCGCGCTCGTGTCCCCGCCCGATCGAGCCATAGCAGTCAAGCTTCCATCGGGAGCCGAGGTCAGCGCCGAGCTGGTGCGGTTGTCGGTACGCGGCGACATGAGCGCCAACTTCCGGTGGGGTGTGCGGTGGAAAGGCGAGGAGCCGCTGTTCCCGCCGCTTGAGCACCAGGGCGAGCCGATGGGCTGGTCCAGGCGCGGCCCGGGCGGCGAGGCGGGCGGCGACTTATGGCGAAGATCCA